ACAGCCATGTTGTTAGCTAGTGCTCTTGCAGTAGCGTTACATATACGCTGTATGTCTCTCATTAGTTCTGGCAGGGATCTTCCCCACCAAGAGCCCGGGATGTTCTGCCAGGATGCTTTATAGTATGGTCTTCGAAGAAGAGGGTCACTGTTGAGCACACACTTGATGACTTCTCCTCCAGCTAAAATCGCCTCTACCTCAAATTCCTTATCTTCATCTACACCAATCTTATCTTCTTCAAAACCCCAATCATTCAACAGTTTCCAACCTATAGAACCATGAAAGTGTACACCATGTATGGTACCCTTAGACGACCTAAAGATGTCACCACGGTATTCCTCAATGGTCTTATCTGCTTCTACAGTTGAATCAAGTTCATTATTATAACCATCCTTACAGTTCTCAAGAACCTTTCGGATAGCGTCTTCCTTGTAGTTGGGTACACCAATTAAGTTATATAAAGTCTTTCTATCGAACCTTACATGCTCACAGAGATCTCCCTCTTCCATAGAGGTAGCATTAGCGGAAGGGTAGATATCTAAGGGAGATACCCTCTTATTCAAGAAGATAAAGTCCTCAGTCTCTTCTACCTCTCCATTGACATAAGTCAATCGTTTCTTCTTGGTAATCACAGGAGCCTTCATAATGGCTACAGGGAATACACAGAAGTCTTCAATAAAGTCAGAGAATGCTTTCTCCCATTGTCCTTCTTGAAGTTGGTCAGCTACAATCTTCTCATACTTCTTAACCTCAGACATTGCGACCTTATAGATCTCGTCTGATATAGCGTCTTCTATGTCTCTCTTAAGCTGATTGATCTCCTGCAGCTTACTAGTAGCCTGCATTGCATTAGACTTACTAGGGGGTACCGCCTGCTGACCCTCAGGGCCTGCAGGTGCCTGCTCTTGTGGAGGGGGTTCTACTGGTTGGACTAGTTCATTGATCTGATCTTCTATCTGTTGCCTAATCTCAGCTGGAAGGTCTGGTACATCTGTAGGATACAAGCCCCAAGCGTACTCTTTAGCTGGCATCATGATATCACGAAGCCATGACATAGCTGCCCTACACTTTGTGGGTGTAAGGTTCATGAAGATCTCTGAGCCACCAGCCTCTCTAATCCTAGCTATATCCTCTGGATCATAGTGGCCATTATAAGCTCTCAAGGACTGTAGCATTTTTTCTTCAATACCAGAAGAACTCCTAATGTCCTTGTTCTCCTGATAGATTCCTGTAATATAAGTAGCTAAGGAAGAATACTGATGCTTGTCTTCTTCTATGTCTTCCTCGTAGTCTGGTCGATACGCTCTCTGTAGCTCTTCGTAGGTGTCTCTAGCCTTATCAGCAGGGACAACAAGAACTGCAGGTCTGTTGTGCAAAGGGTCCATCTAATAATCTCCTTAGCTAATCTCTATGCCCATAAGATTCTACTCTTCTTTACTTCTTTTTTAATAGTTCTTCGTGGTTTCATATCTCTAATAGATTCTAGAAATGTATAACTTAAAGCATCGGCTATATCTGGTGATGGGTAGCCTAAGCGCTTTAAGTCCTTCTTAGATAAAAGTTGTATTTGGCTCTTATTATTATAACCATATTCCATTGATGTAAGTTGAGCAGCTAGGTTAGTCTCTTTCTCTGTAGCTTCTCTAGGGATATCAGCCCCATTATCTAACCATTCTCTCATCTTACCCCACAACTGGGATCTTAAGTTACAATACACCTACATCTATCTGCTACACCAGCACCTACACCAATAGAGTCAATATAGATACCAGCACATCTCTGCATTGCTTGATATTCTGCTATTTTTGTAGATACCTCCATAGTATCTAACCCCTTATAGGTTCTAAAGTCTACCATCTTAGGGCCTTGTCTCACTACAAATACAGTTAAGTCATCTCCAAATCTAGCTACATCCACTCCCATGATCTTAGGGAAGTTATGATATGCACGGAAGTCCAGTGTGTTCCTCACAGCATCCTCTACTGTATCTGCAGAGATGAACTGTGAGACACCTACACGGGGGAATTGGCCGAGGACTCGCATACGATAGAGGTCTGAGTCAGAGCCGTAGGTATCCTCCATCTCTTGGACCCATGCCTTATTCACATTTGGGCTATCAAAAGCAGAGAAATATAGCTTCTTCCAAGATCCTAATTCCCTATTAAAGATCTCGAAGAATCTGCCAGACGATCTGACTGGATTAGATACTAAGATGAACCTACCACCTTCACCAGTGCTGAGAGTTCCTAGCAGAACATCGAAAGCTTCCTCGTTGATACCAGAACTTTCATCACCTATAATGATGTAGTTACTTGAGTGACCTCCTGCTAAAGCCTCGCGATTTTCTGCTGATGCTGTAACTAGAGATGCAAATTGTACAAAAGTTTTAGCCTTGTATTCTACCTTTCTTAATGTAAGCTCAAACATGTCTTGAAACTGCTGAGGCATCCTTCTGTACCATTTCTCAAGCTCGTTTCTAAAGACCCTTTCTAGATGGTTTGAGGTTGGGGCAGTAATAAGTATACGGCAATCTGGTAGGGTTAGTAGATACATAAATACCATCATACAAAGTACTGCAGTCTTACCAGAGCCTGTACAAGAAGAAACTGCAACTCGTGCTGCTTGATCTGAAGCTAGCCTTACTAACTCCTGCTGTTGCCCTGTTAACTTGCAGTCAAATAGGCTCTCTATTCCTAAAACATTATCTTCAGACCATAACTCTAAAAGTTCTTCAAACTGTATCTGAGTTAATGGCATTATCTTTCTCTAAATATTTAATTGCAGATTTTAAAATTTCTATTTTATCCTTAGATAGTCCTAATATAGAATTACAATAATTACAAAGTAATCCACGAACCCTACCAGTGTTGTGGTTGTGATCTACCATATAAGATCTAATCGATTCTGGAACTACCAGAGTTTCACCACAAATAGCGCAGCATCCTCTCTGTTCATTAAGCATCTCTTGGAGTTCTGCTTCTTTAATTCCAAAATTTTTCTCAAGTCTGTAGATTCGTTTCTTCTCTTTATTTCTTTTATGGTAGCCTTTCTTTTGTTCTAAAATATACTCTCTATTTTCTTCATAGAAAAACTGCCTTTGAAGTTTTATATCTTCTTTATTAGCTAGATATCTGTCTCTATTTTGTCTGCTTCTCTCTTCTCTATTTATAAGATTTAGTATTTGCCTGCAAATTTTACATCTATTGTCAAATCTATTTTTAGAAAAATAAAAATATTCCTCGGTTAGGGGTAAATCCTCATGACAGTACTTACACCTTTTAGTTTCCATATCTTCTCCTAAGATATCTCCAAATGTAATAAAGGGAAAAGAAGTTGGAGGATCTTCCTTATCGGGCTGCAGACCCTATTCCCCTTTAGACTACTGCTCTTCAGTCTCTTGTTCTATTACAGTAGCTTTAGCGTCTCTAGCTTTCTGTAGTATCCTGTCTATTGCGCTATCACCATCAAGTCCAGTAATATTAATATTATCTTCGAAAGCCCCTAGAGTCCTTCCGAGTTGCTCAATACACTTAAGTTGAGTAATAGCAGCTCGTTCTCCCTCTAGATGTTTTACTTTCTCCATAACAGCTAAAAGTTGAGATTGAATGAATCCTTTACCCTCTACAATGGTCTTTAGTTTCTCTTTCTGGATCTCTTCAAGATATCTAACTACATTAGGTTTCCTTCTTAGGTAGAAGGCTCTGAGTTTTAAAGCGGAATAATATTCCTCTCTATCTTTTTTCTCTTTAGGCTTATGAAGCCCCCCATTTAGCTTAGCTTCCTCTAGAGCTTGTATCTCATCTCCATTGAAGTTAAAGAGTTCAGCAAATACCATCTCGTTGTCTGTAAGATATAGACTATCAGGTTCTGATAGCTTCTCTAGGAACTGCTCATTAATCTTATCTGGATTCAAGTAAGAGGAAGTAGCAACCTTTAGCCCTGCTGCTCCTTGAGATGAGATGAGTACTCTAGTCTCTCTTACGTTCTGTAGGGACTGATAGTGCCTACGGACGACATTCTCTATAGCCCCTGGAGTAGTGTTATACTTTTCTGCTATAGCAGCAACAGATAAAGAAGGATCTAGATAGTCCTCTATGATCTTG